AGTTGTTGGTGCTAATATCAGGCTGAACTAAGTTTGGGGTATTCTGATAAAACCGCTGCGCCATCTTAAATAGATTATTGGTAGCATCTAATGCATGAGTTAAGATAAAGCATTGTGTCCCCTTATTATGCGTTGTTTTATGGTAGTATCTGCCGCCAACATACGTACTGCATCCTTGTTGTCTTCCTTTCAAGATCAGTGCTCTAACTCTACCTGTTTGTCTTCTTTGATCTTCTAATCGCTCATGTATATACTGCTGCGCTTTATTTAAGACAAACGGCGCAATCTCACCTTGCTTAGTGCGGATTTTAAGACAACGCGAAGCATAATGTATAAAGTTGTCTTTTAAAAGTTGGCGTGTCTTAATCTCGTCATCAGTCATCGTATGACTTATTGTTTTTTTCGTCCATCATTTTATCATTCCATTTATACGAAGCTTTTTTCCGTAAACTCTTTATAGCGTTATCTCTAATTTGAGACGGCCTCGACCAGCTCACTCCAAACGTAGTGGCTATTTCTCTAAAAGTTAAGCCGTCTCGATAAAAAAAGTTTATTACCTGCTGCTGCTTAGTTGGTAATTGTTTAATATAATCTGGCAATTCTGTTACGGTTATAAGTACACGCCCTTCAAAGTTACCGTTAATTAGCTCTAATAATCGCTCAAAGCTATGCGAGCGCACACTATAGTTCATCTTTTATCCCTTGTTATTGGTGCTTGCTTTTGATGGGATTCGTGTTTTTTACGTATTAATTGTAATCTTTTAATATTCTCTTCTAAAGTAAAACAGCTCGCCAAACTAAAGGCCAATCGTTTTGCTTGCTCTATCTTTTTTGCTAATTTATTAAAACACTCCGCTGTATACCCACATCCTGTAAGTGGGCTTATATTTTCTAGCGTTTCCTCTATCTCATAGAGGTTTTGTACTATTTCACTTACCAAATCACTTGCATTTAATTCACTCATTCTCTTAACACTCCTTCTAACTTTTGTTTAAATTCTGCCAAAGTAATTGGCGTTACATCAATGGTGCTTGGTGTCATAAACTCGTAGAACATTACAGCTAATGCATAAAAGTCTCCTGGAGTTAGCGCATCAAATTCTTTGTTGTTTATAATAGGCGGCCAATTCGGTCCTTGCAGATCTGGTAATGGCCTCATTTCAAAAGCTCCAGCGCATCCTCATGTTTAATATTAACTGTTGATTCGCTATGAACTCTGTCGCCATAAATTTTTGGTATTAGTTTTGATGTTAACCATTTACGAGTGTCAACTCGTAGTCTTGCGTGTTGTATTTCTTCACTAGTAATTTTTGGTTCATCACAAATATCTATAATTTGTTCTGCGAATAGATCGGCCTGAATAAGTTTAGCCTGTGCGTAGCGTGCAGCAAATTCTGGGTAATTAAAGCGCCATTCCATAAGGGTTTGGCAACAAGGAAAGTCTGGATTTGAATCACACATTCTGCGCATACCATCTGTGCAAGTGGATACCTTGTGGCAAATTTTATTTGCTAATGCTTCCGTATAATTTGTTGGTCTGCCAGGAGTGTGTTTACTTTTTACGCTTAGCTTGATTGTGGGTAGTTTTGCTATCTGTTTTTTTAACTTCTCGCGATTCTTCTCTTTTTGCGTCATTGGTGACATCCTTGTCTATTGTTGGTTTAACTTCCCCATCATTTAAAGTAATGCTATCGCCACTCCATGGCTCGTCTGGGGTTTTTTCTAAGCCTGTGCCTTTACAGATGCCGCATTCACCCATTATCATCCCTAGTTTCATAATCTTTTTATTGCCGTTACAGGCTGTACATCTGCGCTTCATAATATGAACCTCCTTGTTATATTATAGTTTATTAATCATTTACAAAGCATGCCAATTATTCCGCCTAAACCAGCTATTAAAAATGCCATAATCCAACGGTGGTTAATGCTCATCTCGCTTCTAAGTAAACCAATTTCTGTTTTTAAGTCTTGTCTTGCTAAATCAAATTTAGAGTCAATTCTAGTTTCCAGATTGGCAATATCTTTTCTAACTAAATCAAATTTAGAGTCAGTTCTAGTTTCCAGATGTTGTAAATATTCTTTAGTTGCCAAATGACTAATAGCATTATCAAATGCCATTGCTTGATTAAATGCTTGTTCGTCTGGTATTCCTGCTTTAACTAATTCATGGTAATAAACTAATGCGTTTGATGTTGCCATATTCAATCCCCCTTTTTTATATTATCCTAAAGTACTTTAAAACGATTGCTACAATAATCGGTAATATAAAACCTACTAATAATGTGCTTCCTAAGGAGTACACGAAGAAAATTTTTAAGTCTTTTTCTAGCATTTGTAATCCATTAGTAAACTCATTTTTGGTTAATAATAAATCTTCTTTAGTTGCTAAATCAGAATGATAAACTCCTAAGGACTTTACCGCTGTCATTGCCTGAGCCTCAGTATAACCACCTTCTAAGTATTCTTTGTACATTTGTAATGTATCTATGTTTGCCATATTCAATCCCCCTTTTTATTATTATCTTCTTTTTTAATTCTTTCTTCCAGCCAAAATCTAGCCAAGCTAGATGGCGACATGCCCCTTTTACGTGCAAGTACGCTTAATTTATTACGCGTTATGGATGTCAATCTCACACTTAAAGGAGTTCCTAATAACTCTTTTTCTGTTTTATCCAACATTTTTATAAACTACCTCTTGACATTGTGTCGTTTTGTATTACAATGTAGTTATTATTACACAAAAACATAAAAATTACAAGAAGAGGCAAATAATGAGAACTTATACTATCAATACAGAATATGTCCAAGAGCGTCCGTTTTTTAACTGGATAGCCAACCTAGACAATTATTCGGGTGGCGATTGCCTTGGAAAAGGTGATACCGAATTCGAGGCAATAGAAGATTTATTTAATCAATTAGAATTGAACCAGGAGGAAATAATATGATAAACGGTATATACGACAATTTAGACATTAACGAATACCACGCAGATAATAGCATTAGCTCAACTGGTATCAATTTGATACTAGATTGTCCTAAACGGTATTACTACGAATATCACGTAAAACGTACAGAGTTAGACGAGAAAGAATTAAAGAAACAAGCAGAAAAATATAAGCTCGGACGTGCTGTTCATACACTTATATTAGAGCCAAAAAAATTCGATAATACCTTTTATTGTATGACAGAATCAGTGAATTTATCTACAAAGATTGGTAAAGAGATTTACGCTCAAGCTGAGATTACAGCTAATGGACGAGATATTTTAAGAACTGGCGAATGGGAAGATATTAAAGACATGGCTAACGTTATAGCTGCACATCCTGTTTGGAACGAGCTAAAAGACGGTAAAGTTGAGCAATCTATATTTTGGGAAGGTGGCACATTTGATACACCACTTAGATCAAGGCCAGATATTTTTAATGATAAATTAATAATTGATCTTAAAACCACTGATTCAATTAAAGCGTTTTCAAATTCTATTTATCAGTATGGCTATCATAGACAAGCTGCTATGCAGATAGACGCATTAAAACAATTAGATGGTAAAAAAAGATTCTTTGCCTTTTTCGTAGTTGAGAAAAAACCGCCTTATTTAACAGCCTGCTTTACTTTAGACGAAGGTTCGTTAGCGCAAGGCAGACTAGAATATCTAGATGGTGCAGCTTTATATACTGAATGTGTAAGATATAAAGAATGGCCAGGGTATGAAGAAAAATTCCAATTAATATCATTACCTAATTGGGCAAAAATGAAAGAATTAGATAATCAAGCAGGGGGATTAAAATGCTTAGCTCAAATGTAAAGCCAATTAAACCAAAACAAACGTTAACAGAACTTTTAGCGGATACTGATAGCAATATCTATTATACCCTTAAAAATTCGATTTATCCTGGCGCTAAAGATGAATCTATAGGAATGGTTTTAGCATATTGTAAAGCTAAAAAGTATGATCCAATAGCAAAACCTGTTCATATTGTGCCTATGAGTGTAAAAAACAGTCAAACTGGTAGTTATGAATATAGGGATGTTTTAATGCCTGGTATTGCATCATATCGTATTGACGCTGATAGAACTGGGCTATATTTGGGAATTAGCGAACCTGAATACGGTCCAACGATAACAGAAAGGTTGGGAACTATAGAAATATCTTATCCTGAATGGTGTAAGATGACTGTAGAAAAATATAATCCTACTAGCGGTAAAAGCTCTTTCTTTTCTGCCAAAGAGTATTGGAAAGAAAACTACGCAAACAAGGGTAAAATAAAAGGAACATCACAAGTTGATGAAACCCCTAATGCTATGTGGGCAAAAAGACCTTTTGGACAAATAGCTAAATGTACAGAGGCTCAAGCACTTAGGAAAGCTTTTTCAGATGTTCTTGGTGTGCATCCAACCTTTGAAGAAATGGAAGGTAAAGAGCCGAAAGATGTTGTTAGTGTTGTAGATCTAGTTGATGTCGGCGCTACCGTTACTGCTGAACAATTAGATATTGTTAAAAGCAAAATAATATTGTCGGATAGCGAAGAAATAGCGTTATGTAATTATCTAAAAATTAACAGTTTAGATCATATGCTAGCAAAAGATTTCGCTGATGTTATAAGGCAGCTTGATAAAAAAATTGATAAGCAACAAAAGATTAATAGTTTGCCTATTAACAAAGTGTTTGAAGAAATCAGCACAAATGACTTGCAAGAGGCAAATTAAAATATTACCATTATCTTGCATTTTTTTATTCTTAGATCTGTTAGTGATTTGAAAGACCGCTAACAGATTACTCCTGACCTAAAGGAGCTTATAGAACTTCTTTAGGTTAGCTTAATGAGAATATCCTAAATTGTTAATTAATCATGGCTGATATTTAGCCCTTACGGTCCTCCCTGGGTTTCCGTATGGGCTAAATTTTTTATGGCTATTAATGTCTGCTTTTTTGTTGTTCTAAGATTTTCCTAAGATAAGCCCCCTTGTTTTTTATTTGGATCCCTTTTTTCTTTTCGTGTTCTCTCATAGCTACAATTATTTCAGTTAGTGCAGTAAACCCAAACTCGTTAACCCACCTATCTACCGATTTCTTATTTACCTTCATCATCAACAAATCATTTTTTATATCAATTTGTTGCTCTTTAATCATATGATTTTTATTTAATGATTGTGATATATGATTATGGGTGGGCGCTGTGACTACAGCCCCCCTGGTCTCTCTGGGTACAGCTCCTATGTTCTCTGGGACTATAGGTAAAGAATTATCCACAGGGTTATACATAGAAATTGGCATGTTATCCACATAGTTATCCACAGCGTCAGTATAAGTAGGCATTTGAATAGCTACGTGCCTTGGAAGTAACGACAGGTTAATTTTATATTCGTTAGCTTTATGCGTTTGACTGTTGCCCTGCTTTATTAAAACTATCCGTTTTTTATCTAATAAAGCTTTTATAGTTCGTTGAATAGCACTCTTAGAAAACTTAAGTTCAGCAACTAGAGTGTTAAGGCCAGGATAAATATTAGTTCCGTCCTCGCTGGCATATAAGGCCATCCTGGCGTAAACAGCGGTCTCAATTCCTGTTAGTCGATACTTCCCATTAGAATCCTTGGCCTGGTCGCGAAATGCAGCCAGCATTAACATAAAACACATGTAATTTACTCCCTGTAAATAACTGACTTTTGGTTTGACTTTAGTGGCTAATCGTCTGATACTTTCCCTTTATCCATGCAAAATAATTTTGCCCTAGGAACTTAACTCCGCCTAGGGCGTTTTTATATTAAACTCTGTACTCTTAAAGCCGTCAATTATTAAGATGCTTTAAATATAAACAACCAAAAGATACCACTAGCGCATTCTAATGCCGCTAGTGGTTAAGGAAATTAAATGTACATTAACACATTAGACTGCGTTTTAAAATTAACTATAGTACTTGCTGCTCTTGATGGTTGTATCCGTTATGACTCTAAATATTCAATACCCATAACGGATGTGATTTAACCATCAGCTAATTATAATAATTCTTGTTCAAATATGGACAATTAAAAAGTTTGTTAATTTTTTATAAGGATTATTATGGATAATACATCTATGTTTTTATACCCTAAACAAGCAGCAAAATTTCTTGGTGTTGGTACAACACAATTTTATTCTTTTAGAAAACTTTCAAATTTCCCAAAGTCAAAAAATCCGCTAAACAAACGCCCACTTTATTTAAGGTGTGAATTAGAAGCTTGGGCAAAAACTATAACTTAATGCTGATAAAAACAATTATTAAGATGATGGCCTAGCTCTTAACACTGATGGGTTACTATAAGAATAGACTACCGCATCTGCATCATAGATTGTCACCGATTGTCCGGAAGAAGGGGTAGTAGTAGTTTCTGTAGATGAGGGGCTAAGAGTTAAAGGAAAAACCACGTCAGTTAAATTTTGCTCTTGCCGTCTAAGATGTGCTGAACAATGATACAATAATTCTGGGTGTTCGTGGTGTTTATGATGTTGTTTAAATTTAGCTAAGACTTTCATAACTAACATCTTATCTTTAACTTCACGTGGCAATGATGTTAAAGAGTTAGCGCTAAGAGACATTGGGATAGTTTCGGTATGTTGACGAGGTAATAACGGTGTGTCTTCACAGTTAAATTTGGTTTGATTTTTAAACGACCATAATAAAGATTTTTCTAGATCAACAGTAGATCCGTATTTTGTTAAAGCATTGCATCTTTGGATAGTTTTTTGTAGTTTCTTTTGTAGAAATTCCTGTTGTTCTAAAAATACTTCTAAATCTCCTTCGTAAATTAAAGCATCCAACATCCGCTTCCAATCGTGTGGGTGCGATCCAAAATCTTTTAATGGAGGTTTACGAAAATTTCTAATACAAAACTCTATTACTTTTCTAATGGTATCGCCTGTTATGTTATAGCCTTGATGCCTAAATGCTTCCTCTAACTCTCTTTCTCTTTGTTTAGTTAAGTAAAAATCAGGATCGCCGTATTTAAAATAACAAAAAGCTTTAGTTGCCATTCTGGCACAAAATCCTGTTATGCCACCTCCTGATGTTACAGCTGCGTATAATGTAGCTAATGACTGAAAATTACTTGGTATGCCTAATGCTGTTACTATACCGCTTAAAAACTGGGCAAATGCGGCGCTTTGATAAAACATTACACCGCCAGCTATGCAACCAATAGACGTAAGGATAACCCTAAACATGCTTCTAGTTACATGTTTACATTTTAATATTGCCTCTATTTCTTCCTTTAAGAAAACAAAAGGAAACAACAGTAGATTTATAAGTTGTGCGTTTAATAAATAATTTTCCATATTACCTTAAAGTATTAAGCATTTGTTTTTAGGCGGCCTCGGCGTAGCTTTATGAACAGTTACTGGCGGTAACTCTACCGTTGATGTTGCTGGGGTTGTTGGAGATGCAAACGTACCCTCGGTTGGGTACCTTGTAGTTGGTGCTTGAGGGCTGGTAGTTGGTTGTAACAAATCAAAAGTTCCCGAAGTATGAATTTTAAAGTGTAATCTACGGTTAGCCGCAGGACGTGCAGTCCACCTACAATTTGCTTTGTAATAAGGCTCTGTACTATCAATCCTCTCTATAAAAAATATGCGATACGGGTGAGGGGGTGCGCCCATATCTCTAATAAAATTAGAATAAGAATGCATCCAATCATCACAAACTTTTGCGCCAATTGCTCCAAAATCTTTATATGACGGATTATTTGGGTTGTAACAGCGATCTCGTATTTCTAACCATTCTTGATACACTGGGTTAATAATAATATCCATAACGCTATTAGCATCCGCACTGCTACCGCTAGATCTAGGTTCTCCAGTATACATCGTACAGCTCTCCTCTTTTTTTATATTTTCAAGAAAGTATAGCTTAAATATGCTGACAAGTTAGCAATCTACCGTAAGATGTTCAAATTTTGAACAGTTAAGGAAACCTCGGAAATTTCAGCAAACAGTTATCTTATCCACAGGGTTATTAAAAGATTTTGTGGATAAGTTTATTTACAAGAGTGTATTTACTTTTAATTACTTTTATCTTACGTTAATGCTTATTATAATCATATAAATTTTAAAAACATATAAGTTGGAGTAAAAATGAGTAACGGTACATTGTGTTTATCACAAATTAGTAAATTAGTTGGGATGCATGGGGCATGTTTGCATGAAAGAGCAAAAGCTAGAAGAACAAAGACTCAAAAACTGTCAAGGGGGGGACAATACAAGATTTTATTAACGCCCGAACAAATAAAAAAAATAATACACGATCGATTTAATCCTTTAAGCGGGAAAGTAATTTATATAGGAAATTTAAAAGGTGGGGTGGGAAAAACTACGTTAGCATATTTAACAATAGAGATGCTATCCACACTAGGTTTAAAAACTTGTGCTATTGATTTAGATATTCAAGCAAATTTAACCAGACAATTTGATGGCATAAAAGCAAATCCTCCGGTATTTGCGGACTTGGTAGATAAAAAACTTAAAATAGAAGATATAATAATTAAATTAAGTCCTACTTTAGATATTATACCATCTTCGTTGAAAAATGGTTTAATTCAAAAAACGCTATCCCACGAAACACCAAAACATTATTTAACGTGGTTTAATTCATTATGCCTTTCATATTTACGATCTAAATATGATGTTATTGTCGTAGATACTCCACCCAGTTTAACCACTCTAAACTCAGTATTTTGTTTGTGTTTACAAAGCACTGATAATTTATTGATCCCTGCTTGTGCCGATGAGTTTTCTATAATGGGCATAGAAATGTTTTTAGAAGACGTAAAAACTATCCGTGAATCCTATAAAACCAATTCAGAACCAAAAACAAGCATACTCATAAATAAATTCTTTCAGAATCAAACTAACAACATAGAAATGTTTGCCAAAATAAGCAAAGCATATCCTAACTTGTTATCTAAAAATGTAATTAAAGACTGTGCAAAAATAAGAGAAACAACTACCGATAAAAAACATATAGGAGACGCAACCAGAAAATCAGAGCTTTTTGATGTTCTTGTTACATTATTAAATGAGTTTAATATTTTAAAAAAAGTGAAATAAATAATGTCTGTCGATATAGATAAAATCTTAAAAAAAGCTAAAGAATTAAACGCGAAGAAAAAAAACAAGCCACAATGTAACTCTGTTATTACTGGCTTACCGGCCGAATATAAACCATGGTATCAAGGTGATAACTTTTCTCCTGAAGAAGCTGAGAAGTTAGAAACTTCTCAGCCGCCGATCATGGAAGTTTTGGTTACGGCGGCCGTTGAGGAAAAAAACTCCCATCAAAATTTACATTTCAAGGAAGATAACTTTATGAATCATGACAATGACATAAAAATGGATGAAATTCAACTTAAAACAAACCTAGTACAAACGGAGTACAAACCTAGTACAGGCACAGATCGTACACAGATCGTACACAAACGTGATTCAAACTGGAGTCAAAGTGGAGTCAAAGTGGAGTCAAAGTGGAGTCAAAGTGGAGTCAAAGTGGAGTCAAACTGGAGTCAAAGTGGAGTCAAAGTGGAGTCCAGATTACTTTCAAAATCAGAAACTGGAGTCAAACTGGAGTCACAACTGGAGTCAAAGTGGAGTCAAAGTGGAGTCAAAGTGGAGTCAAACTGGAGTCAAACTGGAGTCAAAGTGGAGTCAAACTGGAGTCAAACTGGAGTCAAAGTGGAGTCAAAGTGGAGTCCAGATTACTTTCAAAATCAGAAACTGGAGTCAAACTGGAGTCACAACTGGAGTCAAAGTGGAGTCAAAGTGGAGTCAAAGTGGAGTCAAAACAGCCAAATTACTCCTCGTTAGTTGGGCTTCAAAGAGCTATCATTTTTTTGATTTATTCAGAATGCCAAAAAGCTAGATCTAAGGTTACCAATCCATTAACGGTGGAACATATTAAAGATGCCATAAATTGCAAAAAATCCAGCATAAAAGCAGCAATACGGCGGTTAGAAAGAAAACACTGTATATCCAGAGTTGCTTATAAAAATGGTAAGGGTGGATGGTCAAAATATACTATCCCTGATTTGTTGTTTCATGAGATGCTCCACCTTGAAACTGGAGTCAAAGTGGAGTCAAAGTGGAGTCAAAGTGGAGTCAAAGTGGAGTCCAAAGTGGAGTCAACCCCCGTTAGTAGTAGTAGTTATATTAATAATAAAAATACTACTACTAACGGAAACGAGCTTCCCGAGGAATGGAGGAACATAAATTTAGATCCCTTACAAGATATTGGCTTTTCAGAAAAACATCTTAGACAGATTTTTAATCTTAACCTCCCCGATGTAGTCGAGGAATCAATCAAGCATTTTGCATTTGGGCTTTTGAATAATCCAAATGCAAAACAATATACAAATCCGATAAACGTGATAATGGGAGTTTTACGAAAAGGCCAAGCGTGGGTTGAAAATAATTACAAATCACCACAAGAAATAGCACAACAAGAACTTGCGTCACGAAAAAAAGCAGAAGCGGAACGCTTAGCAAAACTCGCTCAAGAAATTTATGACGCAGAATTTAAGATATGGGAAAATGGATTATCAGCGGAAGAAATAAAAGCTATTGAGTTTGGAACAAAATATTGTGGCCCACTAAAATCTAGGTTAAAAGCATGTTTTAATGAAACCGCATGGGCAACCAAGCAAAACAAACCCTAACCAAGGCCACTTTTATCGCTTTGTAGCCGCCTTCTTACCCTAACTGCGGCTACCCTAGCGGCCAACTAAAAGAATGGCTAATAAAGCGTTAGGGTGAGTTGGTGTATCTGCACGAATAGTGACAATTTAGGGAACAGTTTTTGGTAAGTTGATACTGCTGCCCCATATGCTATAGAAAGTTAATAACATAGGAGAAAAATGCTCATGGAAAAAGAACCGCCGCACCCTGGAGAAATATTACTTAGGGAATTTATAGAACCTAACGGCCTTATGCCACACAGATTAGCCAAAGATTTAGGTTGGCCTTATTCAAAATTGGAAAAGCTTATGGATGGAGAAATAAACCTTACGGTTGATTCTGCCATGGAATTAGCAGAGGTTTTAGATATGGAACCTGATTTTTGGGTAAGCTTACAGGCCAAATGGAGTAAATGGCATGATAATCAAGCGTTAGTAGACGAGAACCTTTAACACGAAATATCCGTGTAGTAATGTGAGTATTGTTCCAAACAAATATACCACATTTTTTAAGCGCTTGAATCCAGAGGTTATGGCAAACTCAAGGTTTTGAATATGCTCTTTAGTTGCGATAAGACGTAAGTCCGTTTCGCCAGCAATTGCTAAATTACGAGCTAACATTTTAGCTTGGTGTTCAGGGAAACCAGCTTCAATAAATTCATCAGTTTTTAATAACATGTTTATTTTCATCCATAAATCCACTAAATCCGTTTAATGTTCCTCGTGGAACATATATTAATCATCCATAGAATGTTTACTAGGTGGTAATAATTTATCAATATCTATGCCTGTTTCTTTCTTAACAATTTCTTCTATGACTTCTTCTGCAAATTCAGTGCCAGGATTATTAATCTTACCTGTATACCAATAACAAACGCCAGCGAAAATAACAGAAAGAATGATAATCACGAAGCAAATTACCTTGGTGTTTGCCCCCATAGCAATAACTTTATCAACAAGACCATTAACGCAAGGATCGCTCATTTTTTAACCCCAACAAAGTTATTGTAGTTAGTAATATATTCATCAACAGTAGCTTTACCGCCAGCTGTATTATAATATTTTTTATAGTATTCTGCTTGAAGTTCTAAGGTCTTAGGGATAGGTTCAGACACCCTATGGTAGTATAATCTTGCCATAGCTGTTGCATAATAAAGATTGTATAGCATAATATTAGCCGTTGGGTTATTAGGAACATTACAAAAACTTATTATCTTATCTAGTAAATAATGATTAGATAAATTTAGATGTTTCCAAATGTCATCATGAGTGGCTGATTGCATTTGATAAACCCCGACAGCCAAAATGTTTTTTTGTAATGATGCATATAAATCAGGATTGGTACCTTCTTGAAATAAATATGTACCGCCTCTGGATTCTTGAGCGCAAGTTCCTACAAGTAAGTCTTCGGCTTCTTGGCTATAAAGATAAATAGCGCGCAATACTGGTTGGATTATTAGTTGTCTAAACTGTAAGTTATTAAACATTATTTAGGTTCCCTCCCAAGTACTCTGTAACTGCATCCATTGCCTCATCTAAAGAATAGCATACGACAGCTCTGTAGGCTCTGTCATTTAAATTATTAAGCCATATTTTTTGATGTTCGGAAAGGCGGCCTGTTTTAGATTTTAATTCTATAAACAACCCATGAAAGCCATTATAAGGCAAGGCCATGAATATATCAGGTACTCCAGGCGTAACGCCTTGCGCCTTGAGGCTTTTAGCCTCAAGACGATTTCTACTCCCCCCATTAGGGATAGCAAAGGTAACAAGACGTAAGCAGGGGTAAAAACACAGCCATTCAAAGAAATCACTTTGGATCTTCTTTTCTGGGATCTGTATGCTCAAACCTAATTAGCAGCAGGTGTAGCTATAGCCGAGCTTACAGCGTTTACCACGTTTTCAGTAGTACCTAAAGCAGCATCAACATCACTAATTACAGTACCAACAGTACCAGGAAGTTTCACTGAATTTAACATATCTAAAATAGATTTAGCTTCTGCTAAACGTCCTACTAAAGCATTGTGATTAGCAGCACTTTGTTCAATAGCCTGAGCTAATTGAGATACGCGTTCAATTAATGATTGCATTGTCATAGTTATATTTCCTTATATAAAAATGCCCTCCATCTTGAAGGGCGTTAATCGATAATTACACGGCAGGCGTTATTGCGATCCAGCTTACGGTAGTTGCAGCACCAGGATCGGTGCTAAAACTTACTGTTAATGTACCAGCACCTGGAACTACTTTAGTAATTGAAACAGCGTTAGTAGAGGCTAAAATAGAAGCTGTCACTATACTGGTTGCTCCAACGTTAGTTGCTGTATAAGCATTGCTTGTACCACCACCTGCGTATGCAGCAGTAGTTGCAGCATGTAATGTAAATCCAGCATCTTGAATTGCACCAACCGTACCAGTTGCTTTAACAACATTTCCACTTACTAAAGCACTAGGAGCTAGCACAAAATTAGCTGTTGTAGCGGCTGGATCGGGAATTGTAAAAGTCCTAACACCAGCTTGTGAGGCATTCGTTATAGTGGCTGCTGTGTTTCCTGCATTTGAGGTGGCAGCTACAACTAAGTTTCCTCTGTTTGCTGTTGCTGGGAAAGAAATAAAATCACCAGCTACACCGCTCGATCCTGCCTGGACGTTTCCAGCAAAAGAACCACCGGAGCTGGCTGGGGTTACTAAGCTGTAAATTAGGTTTGGTGCATTACCAGTAATAGTAACAGCTAAAAACACAACACCACTTGTGGTATTAACTAAAGCCATATCACCATTTGAGACAGTTAATAGGTTTTCATGAACAGCTTTACTTAAATATCCTGTTGTTGTCACAGTTGCAACAGAGTCGTTAGTATTTATAAAAACTAGATTAGGAATAACACCGGCTAACCCAGTAACGCTACTTGTAGCTTGTAAAATTGACATCTTTGCCCTCCATGGTTTAGATTAATTTATATTTTATTTGGCAGAAACTATTTTTTCTTTTTAGCAGCTTTACCTATGCGACCTTCCATTTTGCCACCTTTTTTATTCATTTTTTCTTTCTTTTCGTAAGATTCTTCTTTACGTTCGTGCTTTTTCATTTTCGATGTCCTTATTATATTAAAAATAAATTAATCTAAAGTCATTATAGTAAATCTTATACAAACCCCAAAGGTAGTCAAGAGGCCGTTGTTTACTTTTTTTGCTTAGATTTCTTAATAGCCTTTGCTTTAGGCTTTACATGCTGAGGCAGCTTTTTACCTTTAGGGGTGGCAGATTCAAATTCTTTGGCTAATTCAGGATGTTTAGCATACATGAATTTACGCTGGGCTTTGGAAACAAATGGCACTTTAATTCTCCTATGAAGCTGTAGTTGGAACTGCTACCCAAGACTTAGTTGTCTCATCCCAGATATATAGATTTCCATCAGTAGGATAAGGTGTTGGAGGTGTCCAAGTCCAGTTTGGGGTAGCAATAGTCCAACTTGGGTAAGGCTGTGGCGGATAAAACACATCATGGGTTGAATCATATGTATAGCCAATTCCTGCATAATTTCCTCGTAAAGGAGTGCCGCCATCCGGGATATCACTGTTTGGCGCATAATGATTGCCACCTCTCGTATTATAAGAGGTTTGGATCCATGAACCAGGACTAGTATCCACGAAAGTATTAAAAAATGCAGCATCAGCCACAATAACCTGGGTTACTATTCCATTAACTACTTTTGCGTAATGAGACATTAAATTATTCCTTTTATGCTGTATAACTTCCGCTTGAGGTAAATTTCATGATGGTATTGCCGCCAGAAACTGTTACGGTTGGCGATCCAGTAGTTGTGCCTGAATAATTAGCGGTTGGAACAGATAAAACTATTATACCAGAACCGCCGGCTGCTCCAGAATACCCACCATTACCGCCATTTCCAGTGTTTGCCGCGCCTGTTCCGCCACTATTGGTAGAACTTCCACCAGTACTATAAGTTACACTAGATCCTGTGATAGTAGATGCCGAGCCTGTTCCGCCAATATTTGTAGATCCAACACCGCCAGCACCACCACCGCCGCCACCAACACCACCGTAGCTATATCCTGCTCCAGCATTTCCTTGGCCAGCAGTACCGCTTCCTCCGGTAGTACTTCCATAACCGCTACCACCACCAGAACCACCATTTTGGCCAGCACCAGTATAAACTCCACCAGCACCACCACCAATAGAGGTAATTGTAGTTATGAAACTTCCGCTAATACTAGAATTAGTTCCGTTAGTGGTTAGAGCACCACCACCACCAATTGTAATAGTATAAACCACACCTTGTTGTAAATTCGTTGTTGAGGCCAACAAACCGCCAGCACCACCACCGCCACTAAAAGAGCCGCTTCCTGGTCCAGCACCAGCACCAGCACCACCAGCGGCAGACAAATAAGAAATAGAATAATATTTGTTTATTGGGGTTGATGCATAAGCAGCACTAAATACTATCCATCCTTGGGTAGTATCAACATAAACTAAAGATACAGCTACTCGATTTATAACTATCTGTTCATTTGATGTTGAACCATTAATTTTACTTCCATTTGGATTAATATCAATCTGATTGGTAGCAGCTGTCCCAGAATAATCAACAATAGTTACATAGTTTCCTGCTGAAGGAGCAGAAGGCAATGTAACCGTAATTATTCCCGCTGTTGTATTAATTGGATACCCATTACCTGATATCGCTGTAAAATTAGAGGTTTGTACCGATTGCCAAGAAATACCACCACCGCCTCCGCCACCCGCTTGAAATGTTGGAAGAGCACCTGCACCATTACTTGTTAATACCTGTCCTGATGTGCCAAGGGATGCTATTGATTGTACCGATCCAGTTGATGTTGTGCCGCCACATAAAACTGCATATGAAGTAAAAGATGCATCACCCGTTCCGCCATTGGCAACAGGCAACGTATTAGTTACACCATTAGAAAGATTTACATACCCCCATGCTGGATCGTTGCTAGCTCCAGTGTTAGCAAGGTATTGGGTTGCTGTAGTACTTTTAGCAAGAGCCATTAATGTATTGGCAGCGCTCGCATATATAGTATCACCTTGGTTAAAACTAGTAATGTTTGTACCGCCAGAGGTTACGCCAATTGGTGTGGCAGCTGAACCCCAGGTTCCGGTTGTAATCGTGCCAATACTGGCCAAGGAAGACAATGTACCTACAGCGCTATTAACTAGAGTGCCAGAAACTGGAAATGTTACGGATGTGGTGTTACTAAAAGTAAAAGTAGAATTGTATGCGCCAGACAATGTTAGACCGCCAGCTGTTGAAATGCTACCACCTAAAGTAACAGTATAAGCACCGTTGTTAACACCTGTGCCGCCATAAGTTCCTGTTATTATTGAACCGTTCCACGCACCGGTTGTGATCGTTCCGGTTTGTGTAATATTTCCTTGCACGGCAGTTGGTAAAGTGCTACCAATGCTTGGAACTCCGCCACTACTCGTTATTAATACTCCACTATTGGCGGTTGTTAAACCTGTAATAGTATTAGCAGCTGATGAATAAAGAAGTTGATTAATAGTAGTAGTAGTAGGATAAGTAGCTGTAGACCAGGCAGGAGTAGTACTTGCACCTGACAATAAAACTTGATTAGCAGTAGATGTCCCGGCTAGGATAGCCCCCGCTGATGCAGTAGAATAAAAAATACCACCATTACTTGCTGTTAAGTTGGCGTTTAACCCGCCATTAGCTAACGACAAAGGAAAAGTAGGAATAGATGAAGTCGTAGCTAATGTGCCTGACGTTGGTAAAGTTACACTAGTAGCACCTGTCAATGTTAGGGTTGCTGCGTATGCGCCACTAGTTGTAAAGTTACCGCCAAGCGTGACTGTCGATGAGCCATTGTTAATTCCAGTCCCACCATACGTTGGGGAAATTATAGTGCCACCCCAAACGCCCGTACCTATAATGCCAACACTTGATAGTGATGATAGCGTAGTCACTGCTGAGTTAACCAGTGTTCCTGAAGTTGGTAGAGTAACGCTTGTAGCTCCAGTTACAGTTAACGTGGTGTTAAAAGCGCCGCTAGTTGTTAAGTTTCCCCCAAGTGTTATGGTGGATGCACCGTTATTTACGCCTGTGCCGCCATAAGTGCCCCCAACAACACCACCGTTCCAAGTTCCTGTGCCTATTGTGCCAAGAGTTGTAATGCTGCTTTGCCCTACGTAATTAGCGTCTATATCAATAACGGGAGTTGTGCCGCCTGTAGAGGTTATTCTATTTAACGTACCACCAACGCTTACTACGCCGGTTGAAGCAGTCGTAAACGGAGCCCAAGTAGAACCGTCTGCCGTACCTTCGAATACCGCAGTCTGCGTGTTAAATCTCATCGTGCCAGCGGCTCCAGCCTTGGCTGCTGTATTGCCTTGTGGTAAAGTTACACCGGCAGTTCCTGGCAATACAGCATTGCTTGCTAATCCTATTGTAACGTTCCCGGTTGCGCTAGATACTGT